TAGTCGACGCCGTCGATCCATGTGATGACCTGAACTTCGCCGCAGTGGGTGACGACGGCGTAGTCGATGTCGGCGGTCCAGTTCGCTCCGTTCTGGACGGTGGCGATCAGTGACCCTGTGCCGGACAGTTCGCAGAGTGCGTCCAGCGCTGCTTCGGACACCTCGGGGGTGGCGCGTGGGGCGTAGGCGGCAACGGTGAACTGGTGGACCGCTTTGGCTTGTTGGAACACCATGCGAGGGTCGAACGCCGGTCGCCCGATCTTGAGGCTGTAGGTGTTGACCATGTCGCCGATGTAGCCGGATGCGACTGACCAGCCGTTGAGGTTGCGCAGCACGTCGGCCATGTCGTCGCGCACTTCGGCGATCGTGGTCACGCGACCCTCGGCTTCACGTAGTACTCGACGAGGGCTGCGGCCATCGGGTTCAACGTTTCCCGGACTCGCAGGATGCCAGCATCAAACGAGAGCCCACCGAACACGGCGTCGGATGCTTTGAACAGTTGGGTGGCTTGGATGAGGCAGGCCTTGTTGACGTCGTCGGGGACGGTGGCGAACCCGAACTTGGCGGTCACTTGGACGCTTGGTCGACCGGAGGTCCACAGCGGGAACGTGGTGGTGTCGGCGTCGACGAGACGGATCATGTACCAGGGCAGTCCGTCGTCGCCGGCGTTGGTGGGCAGCACGATGAACTGGGTGTTGATCGTGAGGGTGGTGGCGTAGGTGCCGTCGTCGCCGGTATCGACCTTGACCACCAGCCCGGTGAGGGTGGAGATGTCGTCGGTGTGCACCAGGTACGGGGTGTCGGCGTAGTACTGGCGGTCGACGACGGCGGTGTCCTGCCAGAAGCGGCGGCCGCAATGCCGGTCGATCTGGCGGGATGCCGAGTTCAGCGCTGTTTCCAGCTTGACGTCGTAGGAGGTGTCGGCCTGTCCGATGTTGAGTTCCGCTTTGAGGGCGGCCATTGAGGCGTATGCGTTGGTCAGCGTCATGCGTTCACCTCGATGATTCCGAGTCCCCAACAGTCGGGGATGTTGAGCCAGCGACGGCCGGTTGCTGCGACGAACTCCTCGATGGCCCGTTTCACCGGATAGGTCGGGTCGCCTGCCGGTGCGCCTTCGGGGATGGGGAGTTCGGTGTCGTGGCACACGATGAGGCCGCCGGGTCGCACCATGTGCTGGTAACGGTCGAGTTCGGCTTTGGTGTGCTGGTAGTGGTGCGACGTGTCCAAGAAGACGATGTCGAACGGGGCGGGCAGTTGTGCTTGCACTGTGCCGTCCATGTCGTCGCCTTGGATGAACGTCCAATGCGGGAACTGACCGATCGGCGGCTGGCTGTCGATGTCGACCGACCACAGGTGGCCGCCGGTCTGCTCGAGGGCGTGAAGCCAAGCAATGGTTGACACACCGGTGCGGGTGCCCAGCTCGAGAACTTTGGTGGCCCTGGAGCGGGTGACGAGTTCGACGAACCGTGGCAGGTGCAGGTAGATGTCGGACGGTGTCGACGCGACCGTGCGGTACATGTCGGCCAGTGCCGGTTTGCGCCACGACCACACGTTGCCCTTCACGAACACGTCCTGTTCGGGCAGCAGGTCGAGTACTGCTCGGCGGACTGGTGGGTGGCCGGCGTCGTCGCCGCACAGCACACCACCCGACGCAAGCTTGGGCAGTACTGCTTGGATGTTGTCGTAGACCTCGCGGTAGGTGTGTTCGGCGTCGATGAAGCACAGGGCGATCGGGTCGTCGATCTGTGGGATGGCGTCACGCCAACCGGAACGCCATTCGCGGACGTTGCCGCCGGTCAGCGCTGCGACGTTGGTTGCGAAGGTGGCGTGGACGTCGCGTTCGGCGGCGAGGTCGTGGGAGATCTCGCCGGGCGAACCCTGCCAAGTGTCGATGGCGATCACTTCTCGAGGGCGGATCGCGTTGGCGAGGACGCAAGTGGAGCGTCCCTCCCATGATCCGATCTCGACGATGACGCCGGGGACGTTGTCGACCAGCCGGCCGAGTTCGGCAAGCCGGTCCTGCGATACCTGGTCGAACCAGTTCTCGGTGAAGGTGGCGGTGTGGGCGCTCATCGGGGACGGACCCACACTTCCGGGCAGCGACGCTCGGCGATCATCTTCGGCCATGACTCGTCGACATCGACCGGTTTCATCCGCCGGCCGTCGACATGGAACCCTTCCCTCAGGTACAGGTCGGAGCTGAGCCCGACGAGGGTGCGTTCGGCGATCTCGGGATGGCAGAACGATCCGAGCTTGGCGAGCGCTGCCTCTTTGCCGCCCAACCATGACAGGTGCCATCCGGCGTCGGGCAGGGCGGTGTTGGCGTTGCGGGTGTTGCGCAACTTCTGGAACGGCCATTGTCCGAGCTGGCCGAGCTGGCGGAAGGTGGCGGCGACGGTGCCGCTCCACGGGTCGGGGTGGAGCCAGTCGACGGCGAAACAGTGCAGCCGCGGTTCGAACGTGACGAACCCGGTGCGGGGTCGGACGTTGCGGACATGGACAGCCCGACAGATTTCGTCGACGTCGCCGTGCAGGACGATGTCGTCGGCTTGCAGCTCGCGTCGGGCGTTGATCTGGCGGAGGCCTTCGATGGCGTATTCGCGTTGGGCCAGTTCTCGGGCCCACGGATCCGGGTCGTCAGCCAACGTTGGCATCCCAGTCGCTCGGACGACGATCAGCTGATCGGACCAGGCGGAGAACCGGTCGAGGTTGTCGGTCAGGTGGAACGGCTTGGGATGGTCTCGGTGGTCGACATCGGCGTCGATGGCGATGAACCAGTCGACCGCCGACGACATCTCCTCGAGCCGGCATCGCAGCATGTCCAGTTCGTTGTTGAACGGGAACACGTCGATGATGGTGGGGCGGCTCATGACCAGATGTCCTTTCGGACGGTCTGGTGTTGTTCGATCAGCGGCGCCCTGCGGCGGAACGCGATCTCGTCCATCTCGGAGAACTCGACCGCCTTCATGTAGGTCGGGTCGTTGGCCCGCAGATCTTCGCGACCGTCGTAGCCGGGATGGTGATGGATGACCACCGATTCCAAGCACGGGGCGAACACTCCTCGGGCCTTGGCGAGTTGGATCATTTCCTTGTCCGTGTACCAGTGGTAGTACGCCTCGGGGCACAGGATGCCCGGCCCTTCGAGCGATGCGCCGTCGTCGTTGACGTAGGAGCGTCGGACGAAGAAGTGGTCAGCGTGCTTGCCGGCCGCGACGAGCGGGTTGCGCACACGGCCCGGTTCGGAGTCGTTGGTGCCGATGACATCGAACCGATCCGACAGGGTGCGTGCCGTTTCGATCCAGCCAGGTGTGAACTCGACGTCGTCACCGGCGAGGAACACCCAGTCGGTGTCGGTGGCGCTGAAGCCTTCGTTCATCATGGAGGCGTACGAGCTGCCTCGGGTGGCGAAGATGTAGTCGGCTCCGGCGGCGTCGAGGGCGTCGAGCTGGTCGTGATGCTGTGACTCCACCACGTACAGCAGCTGGGCGCTGCCGTCGTTGGTGGCGTTGAACGAGTCGACGAGGCGGGCCACGTTCTCGGGACGGTTCACGGCCGGGACCAGCACCGTGACTTTCTCCATCGGCGCCTTGTCGGCCACCGGTCGAGTGTCAAGCGTGTCGAGGTACGGACGCCAGTAGGTGCGGTAGACGGTGTCGGCGTCGTAGCCGAGGGCGAACTCGATCGCTTTCGGGCTCAGCTCGTCGAGGTCGGTGTCGTACGCCTTGTCGAGTGCCCGTTCGATCTCGAACACGTTGGCGGTCTGGTACCAGGAGCGGGACGGGCCGTCCCACCAGAGTTGGCCGCCGACGGTCCAGCCGGCGCCGACCAGTTCTGCTTGGGCGGTGAAGTTGGAGGCGATGACCGGAACACCGCAGGCCTGTGCTTCGATGAGTGGGACACAGAACCCTTCGCCGCGTGACGGGGCGAGCAGCACATCGAAGGCCGTGTACATGGCTGCCATCAGCTTCGGTGGGAAGCCGATCATGTAGGCGTACTGGTTGGTGAACCTAATGGCGTCCTTGGGGATGCCTGCAGCGGCGGCGAGTTCGGGCAGGTTGAGTCCGCCGCCGGTGCCCGACTTCTCGGTGTGCACATGCAGGATGGCGTTCTTGCGGCGGGCTGCGAACCGGGCGAACGCTTGGAACGCTTCGGCGAAACCCTTGCGGTCGTTCGGGTCCTTGTTCATGCCGACCATGCCGACGACGAACGCGTTGTCGGGCAGGTCGAGGAACTGGCGGGCCGACACCTTGCGGCCTTCGACGTGGACATCGAAGGTGGGCCGGTAGGTGGTGGTGTCGACGGCGAGCGGGATGTACGCCGGGTTGAGGCCGTGGCGGTCGAACTCGGCGAACCCGTGACGGGTCATCGCGATGCAGCGGGCCTGTGACCGTTCGAAGAAGTCGACGACCATCTTGGGGACCGGGTCATGATCGACGGGTGCCCAAGCGGCGACGTTGAACTCGCGCAGCTGCGGCGAGGTCAGCGACCACACGTCGAGCAGCGGGATGATCCAGCCTTCGTCGCTGCCGAAGAACTGTTTGGCGTGTGCTGCGATCACGTCGTCGCCGGACACCATGAACCACGACGGATACACCGGGACCTCGACGCCGGACTGGGTGGTCCATGAGGTCATGCCGCAACCGGCGGGTGCGCCGTAGGTGGCCGAGATTGCCACCTGGTGGCCGTCGTTGATGAGACGTTCGGCGAGCAACGCCACTTGGACGCCGTAGCCGGTCTTGACGTTGGCCGAGTTGGAGTGCAGCAGGATCTTCATCCGGCCACCTCGTCGACGACGATGTGGTCGGTGAGGAACGAGTGCAGCAGCGGGTCACGGTCCCACTTGTCGGCGCCGGTGCGGGCTGCGTGGGTGACTGCTGCGAGCCGGGTGTGGTTCGGGTTGACGAGCCGTGTCACGACCAAGAACTGTTCGGTCGTGATCGGTGCGACGGTGATGACTTCTTCGCCGTTGCGTTCGAGGTGACGCAACCGGTCGACGAGGTCACCGCTTGGGACCATGTGTGCAGGCACAGGCTCTCCTTGTTGGGTTGGCAGGTTGGGTGCAGGGGTGGGCCGACCCGGCGCTGGAGGTGCACCGGGTCGGCCCTGTCGCCCCCCTGCCGGGGCGATCATCCAGCCGCTAGGGCTGGGGAGGTCACACGTTCTGGACGAGCGTGTTGAGGTAGCCGACCTGGCGGTGGTTGCCGCCGACACGCCACTTGCCCCGGTAACCGACCTCGTCGGTGTCGAAGTAGCGGCTGGTGTCGCTCTCGATGGTCGGGTTGCCGACGGTGCGGATCACGTACTCCGAGAAGTCGCCGAAGGTGGCGAGGATCGCGTTCGAACCGGCCGAGGCGCAGTTCGTGTCGGTAAACACCGGGTTGCCGAGGAACCGGTCGGGCTGGCCGGACTGGAGGCCGGCGGTCAGCGACGGCTCCCACAGGAACGCACCGATGGTGCCGCCAGCGCCGTCGCGGAGCTTGCGGATCGAACCGGCGGTCGAGTCGTGCATCAGCCACGAACCGCGCTGACGGACGCTGTCCGCCACCGAGTACTGCAGGTCGATGAACTTCTCCACCGTCGGAGCGATGAGCGAGCCACCGGTCTTGATCGGGGCGTTGGTGCCTGCGCCGGCGAGGATCGTCA